CGGTAGTTCGGGTTATTCGTAATCTCAAGCGGCAAAGGGGCCTGCCCGATCGCCGGCATCGCGCGCTGCAGGCGGTTCATCGTGCGGGCGCCGGCATTAGGCAAGATCGGCACGGTCATGCCGGGCGGAGGGGCGTGGGCCGCGGCGGCGTACTCACTGCCTCCGGACCCGAACCCGACTTGGCCGCCCATGCGCTGGATTTGGTCCATCTGCTGGGTTACCGGGTTAGCGACATCTTTCGTCGACCACTCGCTACCCTTGTCGTCGTTGAGGTTGGTGATTTTCAGGCTCGCCATCTCGCTCGGATCGACACCGGCCGCCTGGGCGGCAAGCTCGACCCGCTTTTCCGAGCCGTCCATCACGCCCCGGGCGACACCGTCGGTCGCTTTCGTGCGCATCGACAGGATGTTGGGCATCACCACGTCGTCGTCATCGCGCCGGTTGTTGATGTCGGTCTTGCAGACGGGGCATCGATCGGGCCAGCCGTCGGTGACGTCGTAGCGGAATTTCTCGCGGCAGGCGGGGCACTTCAGAAGAACGGCCATCAGAACAAGTCTCCTAACCCACCGGCGCCCGTGCCTTGCGTGAACAAATCTCGCTCGATGACTGCCCGCATCATCGCGTACGCTATCTCGATGTTCGGGGACATCGTCACCGCCCACGCCTCGGCCTTTATCCAATTCTTGCGCGCTTTGCGCATTGACCCCTCGGCGTAATCCGGCTTGCCTTCGGCTTCCCAGTAAGCGGCCTTTCGGGCGTGCCGGTTGCCGTTGTCGAGAAAGCTCTGCCTGAGCGTCTGGTACATCATCGCCGCCCGTACCTCCATGCGTTCTTCATCGCCAGCCGCTGCTGTTGAATCCGGGTCTGGGACTTCTGCCCCATGAACTGGGCCATCATATTCTGGTTGAAAAGGGCCGTGGTGTCGATGATGCTCAGCTGTTTTTTCGCCGCCTCGGCCGCCCGGGTGCGCTTCTGGACGATCAAATTGCGCCTGATCTTGGTGTTCCAGTAGTGCACCGCCATGGCCATTGCAACCACCCGGTCGTCCTTTTTCCCGCCTTCGGCCTGAATCGACGAGCCGTCCCGGGTCACCCGCTTCATTTCCTCGACGAGGTCGTGCGACCGGACGCGCAGCTGGAGGTTCGCGACGAAGCCGCGCAACTCCTCCATCAGGGACTCTTTATTGGATGGCGAAGTTTTCCAGTGCCAGGCACTGGCGCCACCGGACAGCGAGTCCGGGCGCGAATACATGAACTGCTTGACGTTGCGGAAGATGTTCTTCAGTCCCTGCTCTTCCAGCGGCGCGTAGCCGTTCTCGATCTGGAATTTCAACGACTTCAACTCGCCCAGCACGTCGTTGCCGGGACCGTTGAGTTCGAGAATGTAGTGGACGTCCGACAGCGGCTCGTTGCCATACCACGCCATGATGCCAGCGACGACGTGCGCCAGATGGCGGGTGGTGATCATGGTGTAGGCGTACTCGGCGACTTGATCGACGCCGTCGGCGAAGCACTTCAGCACCTGGATCGACGACCGGTCGTTTTCCTCGTTCTCGCCGTAAGCAGGGTCGACGCCGACGACGTAGACCGACTGCTGCTGCGGCGGCTCCCAGACCTTCAACTCAATGTTGCGGGTGGTCTCCGCCTTGTAGACCTTCATGTCGCTGAACTCGGTGCCGCCGAGAAACATATACGGCGTGAATTTCCGAGAGACGTACTTGTCGGTCTGGTCCTTCAGGTTCTCGCCGGCAAAGAAAATCGAGCCGGTCTGCTGAAACGCCTCGTCCTCATCCCATGGCTGCTCCTGCTTTTGGTACTGGTCCGCTTCGAACCCGGCATCGACGTCGGCATCCGCCTCGTCAACAACCGAGGGGTCCATTGCGCGGCGATACCAAGCCAGTTGCTCTTGCGTCACCTCGACGTCGTACTGCTTTTTGACCAGCGCGATCTTGGCCAGCTCGTCCTTGGTCGGCGGCTGCGCGCCGTAGAACTCCCAGTCGCGATCGGTGCGTTCGATACGGTGCGAATCCTTCGCCCACCAACCGATGAAGACGCACACGCAATGGCGTGAGTCTTTGCGTGCCTCTTTCCACATGCGTTCCCACATGTTGTAGCCGCGGGCGGTGGACTCATAGATGTACAAGCGGTTGGGATTGATGTCGGAAAGCGATTCACGAAAGGACACCAAACCTTCCTCGTTGTCGTAACTACAAAGTTCGCTTAAGTGCGCCAGCGACACGCCGGCAGATCGGCCGAGGGTGCCCGACGTCTTGGTCTTCTTGATGCCGGCCGACTTGAACAGGATCTTGGAGTTGTTTGCCAGCGTCAGCCCGTCCCGGTTGTCTTTGCCGATACCGGGAAACTTGAGCCGTTCGGGCAGCGCCTTGATGATGGTGACGAGTTCGTCGCGGGCGAGGTTCTTGTTCTCATTGGTGTCGAACACCAGGGCGCCGGTCAGGCCTCGGTGCACGCCCAGGAAGAAGGCGCAAAGGGCGCGAATGATGGTGGTGATGCCGAGCTGGCGGGATTTCAGGCAGTAGAAGTCGTGGATGTCGTTTTCAAGGCCGTCGAAGATCGCCGTGATAAACCGGCGCTGGCCCAGCATGAGGTACTTGCCGAGGATGATCGGCTCACCATGGTCTTTCGAATTGATTTCGCAGTGGTCGAGATAGACGTAAAATGCCTCCTCGAACGCGAGCCTTTTCTGCCGGGACCAGCCTGCCATGGGAACCTTCTACCCCGCCCGGCGTTGCCGGTCCAGCCTCGATCCAGGGGCTTAGGAGGGTTCCATGATCGGCGTCCTGATCAACCTCGTCATCATTCTGCTGATCATCGGCGTCGTCTGGTGGGCGGTAAACGCGCTCCTGCCGCTGATCCCCGTCCCGGCGCCGATCGCCCAGGTCATCCAGGTGCTGCTGGTCCTGATCTTCGCTCTGGTGATAATTTATTACGTGCTGCTGCCACTGCTGCATTCGAGCGGACTGCACGGGTCGTTGGTGTGACGTTAACGACGCCCGAACCCCTGTTGTCTCTGCTCCTGGGAAATAGCATCGATCGCCATCTGCGCCAAGGTCTGGATCGCTGACCAGAAAATGCCTGGCTGCTCCTGGTTCAGCATCAGGGATGCCTGCGGCTCGCCGTCGGGCGGGATGAACAGGAAGGCGCCGCCGAACTTGGCGTCCTTGTTCAGGCGGATCTGGGCGGCCATGCGTTCGAAGGCTTGGGCGCGGCGCTCTGATTCGGTGATTTCGGGTTCGTCAGACATATCGCCACGCCGATGCATACGGCTTGATTTCCGACAAGAACATGCTGCCGGCCGACGCCGCTCTCGACAGCCGGTGTGCGGTTTCCTCGTCGAACCCCTGGTAGGCGGCCGTCTTGCCCGACTTGGCGAACGTCACTGTTAGCTCGTTCAGCTCCTCGTCCCAGCCGACGTCGGACAGGAGTTCGGAAAAGACGCCTTTAGTCCAGCTTGGCATTGACCTTCTCCCTCAACGCCTCGACAATCCGCTCAAACACCGGCTCCCACCGCATGTCCGCGCCCTGCTGGAAGAACCGCGCCTTCGGCGCCCACAGATGCGCCTCGCCCGTCGGCCCCGCGCGGTAATCCAAACCGAGCCGGCTATACGGCACCCAATGCTCATGATTTCCCATCGTGCATATATGACCTAGCGCCGACTCGACGGTGATGACAAGATCCAAGTGAGGCAGGACCGAGTAAGTATCCGCGACGTCACGCAGGTAGCCGGCGATATCCTTGACGAACGGGGCAAAGCCCCAGAGGTTCAGATCGGCGCGCTTGCCATCGACCTGCAGCGCGTAGAGTTGCACGCCCGGCACTCGTTGCAGCTCCGTGAAGTGGTGGATCGGGATGTTGCGGTGCGCGTCGATGTCGTTCAACGGCGAGCCAGCCCAGGCGATGCCGATGTGGAACTTCCTGTCAGGCACTTTCCACTGGGTCGACATCGGATAGCGCGGGACGTCGATGTTCGGCGCCTGCTTGATTTCGTCGTTGGTTAGCCCCAATGCGTAGGGCAATGAAACGTATGTCGACCACGCGTCAGCATCGCCGGGAAAGTTCGAAGGCGAAGGATGGAAAGCAATATTATCCAGGTGGCGGAACGCGTGCTCAAAAACACGCCGCAGTTCACCCTGAGTGCACATGTGGATAAAGCGGCATCGACTCGCGGCTTTTTCCACAAACCGAGCATAGGATAGCGTGTCACCGAGACCTTGATCGGCCACCAGGAAAAGCACTTTGCCATTCTCGCCCTTCCACTTCGGATATGGATACGCCATGAAATTCGGCAGCCGCGCAGGGAATCGCGACTCGAAGTGCTTCAAGCCGGCGGCGTAATGCCCGCTGTGAAGCAGCGCGAACGCATACTGGAACTCGGCGTTGGCCATTGACGCCGGGTCATTCTGGTTGGCGAGATCAAAGCATTTCTTGGCGTAGCCGAGCGCTACGGTCATCTGGTTGAGCGTGGTGTGGCACAGCCCAAGCGTCATGTACGGCAGCGCCGCGGTCGGGTCCAGGTTCAGCGCCTGGTGCAGGAGGTCGATTGCCTCGTGGGTCCGCCCGATCTGCTGCAGGTTCCACGCGAGGTTGTTCAGCGTCTTCAACCGGTCGCCCTGACTCAGCTCGCACTCCAGCGCGCGGCGATACATCGCGATCGCGGCGTGCGGTCGCTTCAGGTCATTGGCGTTGTTGCCGTTGGTGTAGAACGCCTCGCCAAATGTCGGGTCGGCGTAGCAGGCGCTAGAAAATTGCTGGTAAGCGTGGTCCTGGCGCGCGGGGTCGCGGACCGACTCGCGTCCTTGAGCGAGAAGTTTTTGTGCGCCTTGTCGGTCACCCATCAATTTTGCCTTCCCATTCCGTCCTGAACGCGTGCGCCAAGCAGATGCCGTGCCCCATGCCCGGGGATCGACCGATCTTGGGATCCGGGCCGCCGAACGACCAGTCATGCACCCATTCGCGAGTATCTTCGCGCAGGCGGACTTTGTCGCCCGCGGCACAGCGGGGG